TTGGAATACACTCTTAAAGAAGTTTACGGAATAGGCATAGTCAGGAGCCATTCCCAAAACAATCGTTTCCTTAATCCTTGTTCCATAGGCATCTTCCCCAAAGAAAGTAACTTCTTTGCCAGCATCAAGAGGAGATTCAGCTTCTACGCACAGTTTGTATGGGGCTTGCTCGTAGTTCTGGTAAGTAACGTGCTTGCCTCCAATCTCAATGAACTTCTTGTTGCCACCATTCCACCCATAGGCTTGCCCCCATCCATTGCCATTTCCGTAGCCACCAGAACTTGCATCACCCCAATTGTTTTGAGGGATGCTCTGATACCATTCATTGCCAAGGGATACTGGTTGCCCATCAATCCATGCCAACCTTACTTGTTTGTAAAGACTTGGTAGTGTCAGAATTGCATTAACGCAAGCAATGCAGACATACTCACAAGTTGCATCTGTATCCGTTTTGTTCCAAAGCAAACTCCTTGCCTTGTTCATATACTGCAATTGCACCGCTTGATTGCAAGTGCCGCTATTCCCTGCATAGGGCTTAATAGCGTTCAGAATATATGCAACATCGTACAGCATGGATTGATACGGTTAGATTCCTCTACCCATTCCTTTGCCCTTGGCATAACCACGGGCAACGGCTTTGGAAGGGCCAATTTTTCCTTTTCTGGCTTCCATCTTGAGGGAAGGAGAAGACTTTGCGTGAAGCATCTTCTTCCTCATCCCTTTTTGGGTAGCCATATTAAAGGAAATCGCAAGCAAATGGAGTACCACGCCCCATCGAAGTCTCATGGGCAGGGCCACCTACAGAAAATGCTTTCTGTGTTTTCTCGCCAATGGATTTGATTCGGGCAGTCCTCGCATCTTGGTATGCACGAATTGCAGGAATGTTCCCTGTAATCTGCATCCTTTGCATGGGCTGTGGTGTGGGATGATCAGAGACAATCCCACGCTCGGTTTTGTCAACCGTGTATTGGACTCCGTGAGATGACATATTATTTCTTGGAGTGACCACGACCCGGAGAAGAGGGTTCGGGCTGGAGCTTTCCGCTGTAGAAAATACCAGAGAACTCATTACCACGGGGGTTGTTTCCAAGGTTTTCTTTGGCGTGTCCACGGGTGGAGGAGCCTTCGGATTGTAGTTTTGGCTGGGTAGCCCTGTTAGTGTCCTTTGCCATTTTGTGTTGGGGTTAGGGGTTATGTTTGGTTTGTGATTAAGTTGTAGTAAGAGAAAAAACTTGCCAGTTAACCTCTGAAATATCGTCTGATCCAGCTATTTGGTATCTTAAAGAAAAACCTGTTGTTAATTTTGTTCCAGTAACAATTGCCCACGTTTGTGGAGTTGTTCCAGTATTTGCGGTTTGAGTTGATACAAACTCAATATAAATTTGGTAATTTGCCGTAGGCATCGGTGTTGAAAACGTAATTGGAACAACGCGAGTCCCTGTTACTGGAGAAACAATTGTTCCGCTTCTGACGTTGCTTGTTAAAGCATCATATTGATTCTGCAAATCCAGCAATTCTTGATTAATGGTAGCAATTTCAGATGGCGTAACTTCACCAAGGCCGGGAATATTTACCGTCCCGTTGTTCAAATATAGCTGAATAAAGCTATTAAAAATATCACTCCACCTACCTTCTGGACAATAATTTGCTGGGACTGTTGGAAACAACAGTTGAGCAGGAGAACTTTGATTGTTCATAGGTTGCTAATTTATATATTGGTTTTTCTTTGTTTGCAATAGTTTTATCCATTGACGGATGCAACTTCATTAGGAAGCGGAATAATCCTGTAATAATCCAAATCAGCTACACAACTACAAGTTACTGGTTCTGGATTGTTATAGAAAGTATCAGGGCAATATCCTTGCGGAAGATCAATCCTATCATTGAAAACAATGGCAAGCCTTATTCTGTCCACAATGCAAGATCCAGCTATATCAACTTTAATTTGAAACTCTGTTCCTCTTTCAATTGGAATATCATTAAACTTTTCGCAATTGTTTGCATTAGGAGAAGGCAACCTTATTTGCTCATATCTTGGTTGAGAAATTACTGGAGTGCAGTTACTTGCATCAAAATTACATTTGTCCAAACCAACAGTTATTGGTTTTAAAAACTCGTTGAAACAAAAATACGAATCTGGTCTAAATTCACAAGCTACAGTTACTTCTTCCTTTAGGTTGGAAATCCATATCTCGCCACCAACAAGTTGTTTTCTAACAAATTTGCTTGCTCCGGGGTTTGGCGTGAAATCAAACCGCTTGGTAATGAAATAAGATTTGATCGGGACGCTTCCGTATTGAACAGAGTAATCATCAACGCCAGTAGCTAGAACACTACTGTTTTGCAGTTCATAGAGACGATTTACGTTGTCGGCATCAAACGAGAAAGCAAACCCACGTTGAACGCCATTAATTTGTGCTGATGCAAGTTGTGTCGGTTGCGGCCCTTCCCATAGACCATTCCACCGAGTAGGAAGTTGGGAGCTAGGATTGATTGCGCTTTCCCTTTCCACATCCAGAACAATCATTGCCCTGCTTGGACGATGGAGACCGCAAGTAGATGGACTTCCAGTTGATACCGTAAAAGGGGAAACAGTAGCAATAATGCGATTGTCAAAATACATGGCAGACTCAAACTGCCTCAACCAAGGAGTATCATAGTTTACCCAAGGCTGAACTTCCCTAGAGATTTTTTTGAAGGAAAGTGCCTGATAAAAATCTACTTGGGCATTGTTATAGAAAGCCCATCCATCATCAGACCTAAAGTAAACATCGTTGTTTACACCGCAAAGGCTCCAAGGGGAACGGCATCCCCTGCCAATAAGTGATACCTTTTGGATGTTGTTGGTTTGCCACGTTGTTCTTTCTTGTGAAAGATCCAAAGTGAAAGAACCATTTTCACAGAACACAACAAGTTCACCCTGTCCACGAACATTGATATTCAAGGATGGCATGACTCGCATTCCTGTAATTAACCCAAGACTTGCAGGGGGAGTAAAAGAGCCACCTTCTGCCCAATAAGTTTGTTCAGTAAAGTTTTGAGTATTTGATGTGGTTGTAAATCCATTTCCGTAAATAATATCGGAAACATAAATATTGTTATTGGCATCACTTACAGCAACTCGTCCGTATGCATATGCCATAATAGTACCAATCGGCATCTGTTGTTTAAATGGATTAAGCCTGTAAATCGTATTTGTTTGTTCTGGAGTAATTACTACGTTTGCTGAAGTAGTTGTTGCAATATTTGACCAAGGCGTTGAAGTGCCATCTGGATAAACACTACGCACTCGAAAAGAATAATTAATAATTGAAGATGCGGCGGTAAATGAATAAGAAACTTGCGGATATGATACTATAGCAATGGTGTAAAATACATCGCTTGGTGTTTGAACTTGAATTTCATTAGACACAGCACCGGGAGCATTAGTTGCCCAAGAAAGATTAATTTTATTTACGGAATCTCCTTGTGCTTGCAAATTCGTAGGCTTTCCAGAAATGTCACCATCCCATGCAATAGCGTTTTGATACCCATTCTGGATATACATCCAATCTTCAGCTTGCACAAACCATGTGTGCATCATGGTTGGATCATTTCCCTCAATTAGTTTGTAAAGCGTCCCTACATTATTTACAATTGAAAGGAAGTAGATTGTGCCAGCAACAGATACTACAAACCCATCAGCAGAATCTTGTTTGATTGATTTATAAGGCCACGCCCCTTGGAAGTTTCCTGTTTGGAAATCAATCAAGATAGAAGGGTCTTGACCAAACGCTACCGAGATAGGGATTTCAGTAAACGGGGGGCGAGTAGAATTAATTCCCTGCCTAAAGGATCTATTTACGCACGAAGAAACAAAATTAGCGGGAAGAATTGAAGGATGCGTTTCTGCATCCATTGCAATTGTAACCGTTGAGCCATCATATACTCTCCCATCTTCTGCCATATTAGGCTATATTTTAATGCAATAAACCATTGCAAGGTTTACTGGCCTTGTTTCAGTATTTGTTCTTGGGGTTCCGCTAGTTCCATCAGTAACTGCTCCAGTAGTGTTTCCAGAAGTAATAAGGTTTGTTGTGGTTCCTCCCTGCAAAACACCAGACAATCCCAATGCTTTATTGCCACTATGAAAGTGACCTTGGAATGCATCGGTTTGAACTGTTCCAATAACACCAGCGGCATATGTAATTCCTCCAGTTGTTTGCGTTCCAGATCCACGAATAAATAATCCAGAAAGATTAGGAACTGCAAAAGTTCCAGAGCTTCCTCCATAAGTATTGGCAAGCAATGCTCCAAGAGTTGGATATGCCGCAACAGTATAAACAGCACCATCGCACAGCAACCATCCAGCAGGAAGGGTTCCCGATGTTACATTATAAGCAAATGGCAAAACAGCACCAGAAGGCACAGCAGTAGCACCGCTTAAAATTGATACAGATTCCGCAATTGGGTTTCCGTTAGCATCAAAAGTAACAATGTTTCCAGAAGCGGCAGAAAGTTGGGCAACGGTTCCTGTATTATTCCTATAAACAAGACCAGTATTAGGAATAAGATTTTCAATAGTTCCCCAATTAACTGTGCTACCTCCAATTGGAACAATAGGGAAAGTTGCTTGAGTTACGGGTGATGTTGGCATTACTTCAACAACTTGTCCGTTATTTCCAGACAAAGCAGAAAGACCAAGAAGGTTTCCAGATGTTTGAGATGTTGTTGAAGGAGAAAGATAAACAGGGTTAGCCGTTGTTCCATTAGCCCAATTAATTAGACCAGTAGAAGCGTTATAAAACAACAAGCTATTGGAAGCGAGAGTAGGAACGGTATATTTGCAGTAGCTAGAATCCTCGCCAACTACACGCTGAATTGTGCCTGTACCAAGTGCGGTGCAAGTAGTAGGGAAGTTGGGATCACAAGCAGAGGAGCGTATTGCACAGTTCCTTGGCAACCGCATCCACCCCATCCATTGTTATTATAGCAAGACATGATTTTTAGTTGTTAAGAAATAAAGTTACCAGAAGTTGTAAAAGTATGCACCCAAAAAGTTGCGCCATTTACTGCATAAGAAGTAACGGTTCCTCCAGTAGCAATTTGTGTTGGTGAATTATAGGAAACAATAACAATTCCACTTCCTCCATTGCCAGCAACAAAAGACGTGCCATCGTTTCCACCGCCTCCTCCACCAGTATTGGCGGTTCCAGATTGAGCTAGAATGCCTGTATTTACAAAACCGTTTCCACCCCCGCCATTGCCGCCAAGCGGTACGTTTGTTGGTGATCCAGTATTTCGGTTGGCTCCACCTCCACCACCACCATAATACCTAATAGTCCCATCGTAAATTGTGCTGGCAATACCAATTCCACCATTACCTCCACCGCCAGAAGTAGAATTTATTGCATTAGTGCCAACGGCTCCAGCACCACCTCCCCCTCCAGATCCAGCTTGAACCCCAACCGCTCCAGCACCGCCAAAATTTCCTTGATTCATAGTTGGAAATCCACCAATGCCAGCAGTTCCAGTTTGGATTCCAGAACCTCCACCTCCAGAACTTCCATTTGCTCCATTCAATAAAGTTGCACCTCCACCTCCTCCCCCTCCCCCAATTGCAATAAATGTTCCAAAACTAGAATTTTGTCCATTATCGCCAAGGGCAGAAGTTGCAAGTCCCCCAGAACCAACTACAACACTATAAGTATTATTTTTTATAAGAGGTAAAGTGGTTTGAATAACACCACCACCACCGCCTCCACCGCCCCTAAAAGTTGCAGTTGCACCTCCAGCACCTCCTCCTGCTACAACAAGAATATTAAAATACCCTGTTACTTGTGTAGAAACAGAATAATAACCCAATTTTCCAGCATTGTTTGCACCAAGGACATAGCTTGGGGTTCCAGCATTTATTTCAAAAAACGGAAGAATAATCGGATTAGTAGAAGACCCATCAGCAACAACAAAGTTCTGACCATTCCAATAATTCAATGCAGGGTTAGACCCCGGCACAATTGGGTATTGTGTTCCACAACCAGTATAACAATTATTCTGGTAATTGGAATCGCAACAATTTTGTCCTTGAGGGTATTGCATAAGTATTGACTTTATATCATGTAGATAGTTTTACACAAGCGTTTTGCTTTCACAATTTTCTACCAACTTTGCTTCTGCTTCCCTACGTTTTAAAAGTCCATCCATGCCCTTGCCTTCCCATAGTCTTTTCATTTTCCTAATCTCATTAGCTATACCCTTGTAATCTTTCTTTGGAACAAGAACTCTTATGTTCCTCATTTCCAATCTGTTATCTCCCGCCATTGAAGATCCCCTATTAAACACAAGGGAAACAATAGCCCCATATGCATCATCGCAAAGTTCATCTAAAGAAGGAAATGCTTTCTCTGCAAGGCTTGCAAATTTGGGCCAAGTGGTTTTTTCAAAGATTCCTTTGGCTTGATCCCACGATACAACAATTCCTGCTTCCCTTAATGTTTTAGTATATTCCTTGCCAGATAATCCAGTTTTACCAGTTGCTCCCTGTATCAAAACAATCTGCTTTTTAGAAAGAAACGAAAATATGTTGGCTAGTTCGGTAGCAGAATAATAAGCGCAATCTATTCCTATTCCGATAGTCGGGCCAGAAGCACCTCCGGGCCATGTAAATTGGCTCAAATACTTGTTGTAATAGCTTTCCCCTCCACCAACCTCATAGTCCATGAGGAGCTTCAAAGTATTGTTAGAAGGCGTTTTCACGATTTGTAGCTATCTTCCTTGGCATTGCTGGTCAAATTCTCAAAGATTTCTTCTTTAGCGTGAGAAACATTACCAAGGATTTGCTGAACTTGGGACGTTCCCATTTTCCAATCATAGACCATTCGCCCAGTCACAAGGAAGATTACAATAGCCCCTGTGACATACAGGGTGTTGGTGGTAATCGTAACAAATCCAGCTAGGGCAATCTCTGGTAGCGTGTAAAGATGAGCAACGGCCCAACGCCACGATGCTTGGATAAGCGCAATCCCAATAAGGGAAACAATAAGCCTTTGGGATACCAGTTTGGGAATCATGGTCTAAACTTCCATGCGGTCTTGATCCCCACATAGACCACTACACATAAAATGCCAGAAAGTGCAATCAAACGCCAAGTCCACAACTCTTTAAGGGCTTTTATTTGCTTGTCATGCCAGTAAGCGGCATCGTTTTGCGCCTTGGCAAGATCCTTGGATTGCTGATCAACTTGCGCTTGGTATGTATTTACTGCGGAGATTACGTCTTTAATCGCCGCATTTCCTGCGGAGTTTGTAATATGCGGCTTGAGCTTTTCAATGCTCGTCTTTACTCCAACTAC